TGTAGATAGCTGCATCAGCCCTCCAAGGGGTAGATTAACACGTAAACATCGAACTTCAACGTTAGGGTTAACGTCCCCGTCCCAAGGGTCAGCGCCGCGGCAGTTCCGGTAACTTTTGCCTCAATGCCGAGGTTCGCGCCTGCGGTTCTCGCTATGTTTTGCGTGGCCGCTTGAACGTTACTTGAGAAGGTGTTAACTGCTGCGGTTAGAAGTCCGTTTGCGGGGACTTGAATGAGTGACGCGGCTTGGCCGGTGTATTCAAGCCTGACCACGTTATCAGCGTTGCCTAGAGTGTAAGCGGTTCCACCGAATACGTAATCCGCGAAGAGAGCGGTGGGGTTAATGACCATGGATGACCCGAAACCTTTAGGTGGCAATCCGGGAGCGTTGAGGATCTGGATTGGAGTTGCATTCAACGCGAGTAATTGGGCGCTGGTGAGTGTTATGGCAACTGCCGCACTCATCACTCCGCCAATTACTATCCCACTTGGGAGTGCTGTTGGTTGAGGGTCGAAAAGATCAACGAATGCATCGTAACCAAAGGAACCAAAGGGTCCCGCCCAGTTAGCTGGGAAGTTGGACCCTTTGACGAGTAGGTTAGTTGGAATCGTAGGCATACGCTACGCTCCGTTCGACGCGCACGCTCCATGCCAGTAGGTAACACCAGCACTGAAACGGAAGAAGACGCTGAAGGAAGCTCCTTTAGTCATGAAGTCGTCCTGACTGTCGAATTGAGGTTGAGTACGCCAGTAACCTTTGAAGGTATGCCCTCGTTTTGCGGAGAACATACCCCATTGAGTCGGGTTGGTGAAGTAATGGTTAACGTAAGGGGTAAAGCGTCCTTGCATTACGTTTACTTCGTTTGTTCCCGTGTAGGGTTTATACGCACTGTGAAGGATTTCCCCCGCTTTGAACTGAATGTCGGGAGGCATCCAAACTTGCTCAGGCATGGTCCGCTTGAGCAAGCCACGTTCGTTCACCATTTTTTCGAACAGGAGGGTGAGTTCTTGAAGTCCGGCAAGGCTGAACGCGATGTCAGTTGCGGAACGGTTGCTGTATGTGCCACCACCTAGGAGAGGATGAGCGGTATTGAATACGGTAACCCCATCAATCGTTTTGGTTGTCCCACCAGTAAACCCGTTGATGAAGATCCCGGCGAAGGTCGATTCAACTGTTTGACGGATGGAACCCGCGAAGTCTTGGGAGACCCTACGCATGATTCCATATTTGTCATCATCCCACATTTCACGGGTGACTTGAAAGCCGAGACCGTAGGAAACATGGGTGTAACGAAGGGAACCTCCTTGAATAGGTTCATCAAGTGCAAGGGCGGTACCTTCCGGTTTGGTTGGTACTGCACCAAGACCTGCGACGAGTTGATCTTCCTCATATTGCTGTTCAGAGGGATAAATGTTGAAGAGTTGGGAGTATTCCTCTGGATGCATCTCCAAGTCTTCGTAAATGACGGAGAACAATCCTGGTGCGAGAAGTTGGCTGAAAGCGCCTCGTGTGGCAGCCATGATGTCTCCTTAGGTAGCCAATTGTTGAGCCGCGTGGGTTACGCGGAACTCGACCAAGCCGTTTAGCGTGCCGATTGCTGAGACCAAACTTACGATCTCGACGCATGCCCCTGCGGCTATGGTGGTGATGTCGTTAGCGATGAACCAGAAGTTATTACCCGCGTCTTTAACCAAGCCTCGGATGGAACCAACCTGAGCTTGAGCAAGGACCGCGTTGGCAGCGGTGGTGTTGTCACCGTAAACACCGATGAAGGTTGAAATATCGTTCGCTACGTAAAGTCCCATGGTACCATCAACTGCGACGGCACCGATGGGGAATACAGCTGCACCTGATTGGTTGGGGACGCCTTGACCGGTGGCTTGGGTTACACCCACTCCAGAGGTTGTAAGGTTGTGTCCGAATTCGGATGAAAACCCTGCAATGATCGCTGTGGCAACGGAGACGATCGCAGGGTTAGCAATGATGAACCCGGTAGCGCCCGCCACATCAATTTGTACAGGGGTACCTTGAAGAAACGTTTGCCCGGACTTCTCACCAATACGCTGGATCTCAGCAACACCGGTAGCGTTGTTTTTGACCCGGTATGGGTAGATAGGTCGAGCGACTCCTGATGAAGCAGCCATCTATCTCCTATCCTCGAGGAGGTTTACCCACCTCGAATACCGGTGATCCCTGCTTTTCGGCTTCGTCTTTGAATACTCGAGGAGCATTATTTCTCTGGGCTTCGTTAATCTCGACGTACTCCTGTTGGAGCATCTCGTAAAGCCAGGAGTCGATCTCCATGAGGATTACGTCACCTATAACGTACGTGCCGTCTTCCTTGAGACCGTTGGCTTTCCAGGCAGGGTTCTTGGGGTCGTCGTGCACCACCGTAAACCCAACCCAGGATAGCCTACCCATTTCACGAGTGTCGGTTATGTGAGCCCAGTAACCAGACTTACCGGCGGGAGGGGTCACCTCTATTTGTGACCTACCCATATTCTTGCGTAATTCGCTAAAGCGACGTTTCTTTTCCTCTAGCGAGAGAGGCTCCACTTTGGGAGCGGAAGTCGGTGTTATTGGAGTCGCCATTATCGTTCTCCTTGGTTAAGCTTTTGTATTTCTTGGGCGATACGAATGCGGAAAAGCTTTACGGTATTATCTACAGGTTCACCCTGCTTACCGTAAGTATACGCGATACCTAAAGCCAAACGAGCTTGTTCCTTTTTGACGAGTAAATGAGGGAGTATTGGCTCAAGGAACCGAATTATATTCTTCCCGTAAATGCCCCAGTAATACATCAACTTTCGGTTCTCTACTTTAGGTCTATCCTTAAGACTCCCACCAAAAAGTTCAAGGGCTATATCTAGTGGTCTTCGGCAAGAATTATGTAGTACAGCACTTATACTAACATGCCCTTCCGGACCGATTCCTGGATCAATACTACCTTCTCCATCAAGGAAAGCTGCGAAGTACCCAAGTTCAATTTCCGTCGGAAGTCTAGAAGGTTCGAATTCAGGTTTAGGTAAGAGCCCTGATACAATCATTTTACCCTCCGATTATCAATGGTTAATGGTAATAGACCATCACCTTGTAGAATCTTGTCGGATTTACGGTATTGATCATGGGTAACCCCGAGCATGTCGGCAACCCGGCCGGCGGATTTAACGACGCCAGGTTGGTTACTGGTTCCGGGGAGGGTGACTTTGTATAGATCAGCATCAGATGGGGGAGCAGTACCACCAGGGTTACCAGGTTCGCCGATAATTGTAGGAGGGTTAGCCCGATCTTCAGCGGATAAACGTTCATGGGCGAAACCTTTCGCTTGGATGTAAACGGTTTCCCACATGGAGGGATCGGTTTGCTGGAAATCCGGGACTTGTTTCATAATGGTATCAACTTCCTTCTCGACACGGAGGAAGTCAGCGTGTTTTTCCATCACCTGTTTCTTAGCCATCCAAATGAGACTAGGACGGATAGATGCAGCTGCACGATCCCATTCAGCTTTGGTTAAGGCTTTAGCGGCGATACGTTTGTCTACTGAAGCGTTCGGGTCGTTCCACCATTCTGCCTTGTCAGGGGGAGGGGGTTCTGGAGGAGGCGTTACCGATGCAGGTGGACGTGTATCAAGTTCAGTTCGTAAAGCTGCTTCACGAGCTTGGTAATACGCGGCGATCTCAGCTGCGGATTTACCTTTCAATTCAGCAGGGAGATTATCACCTCCGGGTGGATCTACCCTATCTTGTGCTCCGAATACTGGACTTCCCATTTACCTCACCTCCTGTTCGCGTTTTCTCTTGGCTTCTTCAAGATCACGGTTGCGTTTGTCGAGCTCGTCGAATTCAGCCAAAAGACCTTTGACTTCAAGGGGAAGGCATTCTTCAATCCTGATTTGCTCTACCCGACCTTGAAGTTTGAATATCTCCATTACATCACATTCTTCCGCTAGCTTCCTCGCGAGCTCCGCGCGAGATCGAGCTAATATTCTGCGATAATTGCTGTAATCGCTCGATTGAAACAGGTTCATCAGATCCCGGCACTCCAACTCGGTTAGCTTGTTCAGCGCCAGCACGTGGGCTTCCTCCCAGAATCTCACGCACGTCGGGCAGGAGACGTTTACGGTCTCCGATGTCGAACGCGAAGAGGAGGCGGGAGGCGAGATCTTTGGCGCCGTCGAGAACAGTGAGAAGAACTTCCATAAGCGGGTGACCTTTGGGTAATTGTGAGACTGTGGCACTGGCTTCAACGATTTGTCGGTAGTATCCCGCCATCGTGTTAGCCATAAGAAGGAGACCTGTTCGGTCAACTTCCTTATTTGCGCTTGCATCCGATGCTGAAATGTTGAAGAAGAATCCTGGGTATTCTGAGGGTTCGTTACTGAGTTTGAAGGCTTTTTTGATTGCATTACCTTTTTCTCCCCATGCGATGTATTCGGGACCATCGGGACGGAATTGCTTGTAGGATTGGAAAATTAGGTTACCAATGTCGTGGAAGGGGTAGCGGGCTCGGTGGAGGTAAATATCAAGTCTACGGTTACCTTCAGCGAGTAAAGCCAGAGTGCCACCCGCGTTATAGATACCACGTTTACCTTGTAACACTCCAGCACCATAACCCTGCATTGGAGCGGATACTCCAGTGTATTGCTCCGCGAGGAACATAATGTGTTTTTCCTCGTCGATCATAGAGTTGTAGTTGACCTGGAGGTTCAAGACATCCATATCATCCATAGCTTCTAGTTCGAAGACCTTGCCCGGGTACCACTCACTAGATGGATTTGGACTATCCGCGTAACGTTTCTTTTTGAAGGTCGGAATGTTCCCGATAGTGTTAGAATCCCTGCGCGCGTTATGAATCTGAGCTTGCTCTTCTTGACTTTGCTCGATGATTTCAGGGATAGAGTAACCATAGATGAAATCCTCCCGAGGCATGAACTTGAGTTCCCCCCAACAGTGTTTTAACTTTTCATAAGGGTTGTAATACCCACGGAGGTAACCGTCTTTACCTGATACTTTGGGGTTGAAGGTAACCACGAGTTCGTAGGTCTTACCACGTTCAAGTTCGTAGTCAAACGTGGCTTCGATAGCGGTGTAAGGGCGGACTACGTCTTTGGTAAGATCGATACCTGCTTCGGTGGCTTGGGACTCACGAGCGGTACCGGATGAGGATTCAGGAGTGGTAAGAAGTTTATCGGCAGCGGTGGGATCCCAAATACTATTTGCGCTCCTCCAGAGGACTTCCTCTTTGGTTAAACGAAGGCGGTGGTAAATCTGACGAGCGTCACGAAGCCATTGAACGGTGATGGGGTTGACCCAAACGTCGTCAAATGCGATAGGGCGGAGGTCGAGATAGGATTGAGTGACTTCTTTCTGCTTGACGGATTTACCATCATCCGACAATCCTGAAACCTTCCACCTACGATCTTCGATCCAGGGACCTTTTACCATACACTGCCCGGTCTTGAAGGCACGGTAAATTCCACTATCGAAGATTTCGGGCAATCTAAGTTGGAACTTGGACCAAAATTCCATTCCTTCGGATAAGCTTTCTGAGTCCTCGTGAGTCATGCCTTCGACCAGGGCTTTGGGGCGCCACATAGGTTTGGTGGCGAGGATAAGGCCGAAGATACGAGCGGAGAGAATATCGGTGTGCATTCGGATGAGTTGAGGGACGAAGTTACTCGCACGGTAGAAGGGAGTGGTACGGATGGCTTCGAGAGGTTTACCACTATAGTTGTCCATCCATCGGGTGTATTTAGACTCAATTTGGGTGGTACGGGCTTTGGCGACGGGACCGAATCCATCCCTGGTCAAGAATCCTACCAATTCCGCTTTACGCTCGTCGGAGATCGGGAGTTCAATAACTCTAGGCATAACCGCCGTAATCCCTTTCTGTGTGGGTAAATGGTTTCCCGACTAGTTGCGCGGATACTCTAGCAGCCTTGTCGGATGCTATCTCTACATCACTAATGGGAGGTCGCAAGAGCTTGCACAAGTAAGCTAAAGCGTCGAACATATCAACCAAAGTTCCGTGAGGAAATTCAATAATTTGTCTGCGCAACTTCGTCATCCCTCGACGGAGATATATTCGTTTCTCTTGAGAGGGTTTCTGAGCGTACATACGAATGCGCTCTTCCTTCGACATAACGCCACCTTCAGGTTTGACACCGATTGGGGTGATTTTCCTGTGTGGGTTCTTGAGGAATCTACCGTCTTTAAGGTGTCCAGCGGAGCAATATGGACACTCCTGTTGATGAGCACGTTCCCTGCAAAAGTCTTCTACTGATTTTTGGGCACCTACTAATTCATAATGGTTTTTGTAAAATCTCCAACGGTCATTTATCTCATGCCAGTGCTCAACTGCTTCACCAATTGTACAGTTTTCCCCCAGACTCTCCAGAACGAAGATTCTACGGAGGGAGTCCATCCCAGCTCCGATAATCGCGTT